TCCCCGCGTCTTCGCTGACCTGCGTCCTGGCGGCCGGCACGGGCGCGCTGTTCCCGAATCCTACTTCGGGGCAGACGTTCTACATGACGTTTCTCGACGCCTCGACAAAGCTCATCAACGAGATTGTCCAGGTCACGGCGCGCTCTGGTGACGCGCTGACCATCGTTCGCGGGCAGCAGGGCACCACGGCGCTGACCTGGGCGGCCGGCGACATTGCCACGCAACTCTGGACGATGGGCGACCCGAACAACTTCGTCCAGAACGATCAGCTTCAGGCCGGGACGCTGCTGCATGCCGTGGGCGCAGGCACGGTCAACAGCATCACGGCCACGCTGCCGTCCGGGCTGACGACCGTCCCGGATATGTTCGAGTTTATCGTGGAGGCGTCCGGCGCGAATACCGGAAACGTGACGCTGACCCTGACACTCGGCACGCTGGCGCAGACCGCGTACCCCATCCACAAGTTCGGCGGGTCGAATCTGAACGCGGGCGACATTCCCGCTGCTGGCTACCCCATCCAGTTGGTCTACTCGGCCACGCTGGGCGCCTACATCATGACGAACCCCGCGTCAGGGACGGCGGGCAGCATTTCGGGCGGCGTGGCGAATGAACTCCTGGTTCAAACCGCGCCAGGCACGACAGGTTTCATCACCGCGCCCACGGTGGCGGGTTCCGTGCTGACATTCCTCAGCGGCGTGATTCAGTGGGTCACGTCGGCTGTGGTGAGTTTTGGGCCTGTGGGTTCGCCGCGTTCTGGTGCCGTGAATCCACAGGCGGGAGACTATACGGCGGCCATGGTTGGCGCGGTGCCTGCGGCCTCTCTACAGCCCCCGTATGCCCAATTGGCGAACCCCGGCTACATCGCGCTTCCGAATACCGCGCCCGGCAATGGCTTCATCGTCCAGGGTGGAAGCGGAACGATTGGCTTCAACGTCGCCACCTCGATCACCTTCCCGAAGCAATTCCCGAACGGCTGTTCATCGGTCGTCGCATCGGGAAACAATCAATCGGCGGCCATTCGCGTGGACTCGATCACCCAATACGGCTTCGTCGTCCAGGGCGATATCTCCTACGTCTCGTGGATCGCCACGGGTTGGTAATATCCCCGATAATTCACAGAACATCCTGAGGGCACCATGACCGCTTCAAATCCCGCAAATCAGGTCGGAAACCCGGCCGCCGCGATTCCCGTCTATATCGTCGGCGCTGGCGCCGCCTCCGGGGCCGCGCCATTCACCGGCACCAAGACCACGACGACCGCAGCGGTTGAGCTTTCGGCGCAGGCGGTTACCAGCGGGGTGTTCTTCACCGCTCCCTCGACCAATGCCGCCGCCATCGAAATCGGCCCTGTGGGCTTGACTACGGCCAACGGATACCGGCTCGCACCCGGCGCCACTTCGCCGTCCATCCCCCTCTCGAACCTGAACCAGTTCTACCTGATCGGCGCGAACACGTCCGACGTGCTGACCTGGGTGGGAATCTGATCCATGAAAAAACTCGCCCTATTTCTCGCCTTCTTCTGCGCGCTCGCGGGCGCTCAGACATTTCCCGTCCAGAACCTCACGGTAGGCGGCACGTCGAGCTTCACGGGAACTATGTCGGGCGCTGGCCTGACCAATTATTTGGCATCTCCGCCCGCCATCGGATCATCCGCCGCTAACACGGGGTCGTTTACGACACTGGCGACCTCTGGTACGCATACAGCATCCGGCGCATCCGTGCTCAATGGTACGGTGAGCGGAACGGGGTTGAGCACCTATGAGGCGAATATCAATCACGTCCAGACCGTGTTGAATATCGCAGCGCTACGCGCGCTCAATTGCGTATCCGGGTTGGTGTATTCGGCGCAGGGTTATTACACGCTCGGGGATGGAGGCGGTGGCGCGCTGTACGTCTGCAACTCCGGGGACACGTCGACAGCCGACAACGGGGGAACGATTCTCGCTGCAGCGAACACGTTCCGCCTGTACATGATGCCCCCATCGCAATATAACGCACGCCAATTCGGCATGAAGTGCGACGGGGCGACGGACGACACGACGGCGCTGCAAGCTGCGGTGACTGCGAGTGTCGGACACTCGCTCTATATTCCGGCCGGCACGAAGGGTAACGGAGCGCCGTTCAATCAGAATCCCTGTCTGATTTCTGCCCCGATCACGCTGACGAGCACAGTGGGCGGATATAATATCTTCGGCGATTCGCCGGAATGGTCGACTGCGAACGGGAATTCGGGCGGGACAATCATCAAAAATACGTCGGTGACAGGCACCGATGCATTCCAGGTGACGAGCGCTGCGAATGGGCAAGTCCTAATCAGCAAATTCGCGATTCTCGGAAACGGATCGGACGGAAACGGGATCACGCTTTCCGGGGCGTTCAACACGATCATAGAAAAAATGACGATTGCCGGGGTCGGCAAAGCGGGCGTGTCCGCAACGAATTCTTTCAATTCGCATGTCTATCAAAGTTTGATCGGCAACCTCAAGCAAGACGGCATTTTGTGGAACGGTTTGGCGAACGGAATAAGCATCCGCGATAATGTGTTTTTCAACTGCGACACGGCGCATGGGGGATACGGGGAGATTCGTATCACCGGGACGGGTGGCAATTCGCTTGCGCCTGTCGTTGAAGGTAACACCTTCGAAGGTGGAGCGAATACCGAATTCGGGCTGATCCTCACAGGAACCAACGGCGCGACCGTCAAGGGCAACTATTTCGAAGTCATTCCAACCCTGCTCTATTCCGACACGACGGTATCGGGATTCAGCTACGATTCGAATTATTTCCAGGATGGGCTTGTCACAATTGCCGGGTCGACGAACGGCGCATTCACGAATAACGTTGTTGCGAAGAACACGATCACGACGACTGCGACAATCACCACTTCAACAGGTGGCAACAACGTCTTTGCTCATGGCAACGTCGCCACGGGTGGTGCGACCATTTCCATCCCCGCGTCGTCCGGGACGGCAACGCTCGTCGCAGGCACCGCGACGGTTTCCAATCTGAACGTAAATTCGGGCATCCCGATCATGATTTCCCGTGCGACGGCTGCCGGAACGGTGGGGGATTTGAGGCTCGGCACGGTAACCAATGGATCGTCATTCACCATCAATTCAGCGAGCAGCACTGACACTTCTACTGTGAACTGGTCATTCGGCGGCTATTGATTGACCATTCGCCAAGGGAATTGACCATGCACCCCCCTAGAATCGACAATGCGGGAACGCCCGCAGGGGCTCGACCGCGAAAAGTGATGCCCATTGATCCGAACAGCCGCGCTGTGAAAGAAGCCCTGAAAGAAGGGCTTCAGGAGTGGCTGAACGATCAGATGGCCGAATTCGGCAAGTGGTCGCTCCGCACCCTCCTGGCGCTGCTGGTGGCCGGCATTGTGTGGCTGGCGCTTGTCTCCAGCGGCTGGAAACACCCATAGCAATTGAAAGGCCCGCCATGCGCACAACCGACGAACCGACCGAAACGAAGCCTTGGCAACCGCTCGGGGAGCGTGTTGTGCGCCAAGCGCCCAAGCCTGCGCCTGGCGCTCCGCCACCACGCGGCCCTTACGGCGTCATTGTTGGTGACGACGGAAAGCTCCGCACTACCAAGAACCCGAGCCCATGATTACCGATGCTGAATCCCTGATCCGCGCCGAAGAGGGTGTATCGAACCCAGTGGAGCTTGATACCCTGGGATTTCCCACGGGAGGAATCGGCCACAAGGATTCGACGCTCGTCGTCGGAACCGTGCTCTCCGAGGGGCAGATCGCTGCATGGTTCGCGGCCGATTTCATTTCGCATAGCGATGGCATCAAGGCCCGATGGCCTGCGTTTTACACGCTCGACCCCGTACGACAGGCCTACGTCGTCAGTGCTGCGTTCCAGCTTGGCGTTGGCGGCATCCTGGGCTTCCCGCATACGCTGGGATGCCTGGCGGTCGGCGACTGGCAAGGCGCGCATGATGGTGCGCTGGCGTCGAAGTGGCATCAGCAGACACCAGCCCGTTGCGAGCGCGCGGCGATGGCATTTCTGACCGGCGCGTTTCAGCAGATTCCGGCGTGAGTGACGATACCCCGCCGTCGCGCCCGCCATGGGCAGACATGCCGCGCGAGTTCTGGCAGATTGCGTTTGCGGTGCTCGCGATTTTTCTGGTCGTCGTGACGTTGATCCTCCTGGGTTGCTGGGCGCTCCTGTCGGGTCACGTCAGCCCGGAGAGTGGCGCCGGCCTCGCGGCGGTTGCGGGGCTAGTGGGGGCCATCGCAGGATATGCGGCAAGCAATACTCAGACAGTCCTGAGTACGATATTCGGCGGCAGCTTGACGAATCAGCACGCTCGAACGGTGAATGCATCGGGCAGCACAACGATTAATGAGGCGCCACCAGCAGTAGAATCAGACGGTCATACCCCTTAAAGGAATACCATGCCCACCGATCCCGCGCTCATCGTCGCCATCGTCGTCGCCGTCCTGGCGGTCGTCGTTTTCGCCATCCATCGCGCATTCCCAGCGCTGACGCTCAAGGGCGCTGTCGCTGACGCCAAGGCTGAAGTCGGCAAAGCGGAAACCGCGTTGTCGGCCGTCCAATCGCGCCTCGACGCCTACACGCACGCCGAACTCGTCAAGCTGGCCGGCGCGATCATGGATCACTTGGCGGACACCTCGGCGGCAGAACAGCAGATCAAGGCTGGGCAGGCAACGATGGCAAGCCAAGCGCAACTGCTGGCCGCCGTGAAGGCTCGTGTTGCCGCCGCAACGATCAGCGCTGCCGTGTGATGTTCACGCGCCTGGAGCTTGAGGCTATCGCGGGAGTCATCCTCGTGATTGCCGCTTGCCTGGGGCTGCATTTCTACGATGCGCACCAGCAAGCGTTGGGCGCCGCATCAATCCGGGTCGCCGTTCAAGCCGCTACAGCCAAGGCCGTGGCGGATGATGCCGAGAAGGCGAAACAAACGGACGCCACGCAAGCGGCGAACCTTCATGAAGCAACCGCCCAAGATGCCGCGCGTATGGCTAATGCTCGCGCTCTCGATGCTCTCGCTGCAAGGGTGCAACACGGCACCCCTCGCGGTAGCGGTTCCGTCTTCGCCGCCGCCGTCGCCGCCCCAGCGAGCGCAGCCAGCGGCGTGCCCCCGGCCGGAATGGTGCGGGAAGAGTTGTACTTCTGGGCTCTACAGCGAGCTATCGACGCTTCAAAATACGCCGACTGCCTCTACACCGGCGGCCAGCTCTGCGATGCCAACTATCGCGCATTAACCCCGCCGCAATTGAGCAATCAGGGCGAATCGCGTACCATCCCGCAATGAATAGAGGGGAATATCAGTGAATATCATCCAGAAGGCTCAGGCGCTTGCGGCGCGGCTTCGCAAGGCTGCTGCGGCTGCTGGCGAGA